AATACGCTCATCTCTGGTCAGAAACTTGCACAGATGGTATATCTTGATCCAATTGCCAAGCACGATAAAGTCAATGTGTATGAAATGCCCATCAAAGAAGATGGTGAAACACACAAAACAGACCACTTATATGCCATTTGTGTTGACGTTTCAGAGGGCAAGAACATGGACTCGTCTGCGTTTGTTGTCATGGATATCTCAGCAATGCCATATAAAATGGTTGCAACATACCACAGTTCGTCAATCCATCCAGTGTTATTCCCAACTGTAATCTACAATACTGCAAGGTTGTTCAACGATGCATATGTGTTGGTTGAAATTAACAACACACCACAGGTTGCAGATATTCTACATAATGAACTTGAATATGAAAACTTATGGAAAGTATTTACAGGTAACAAAAAACCACAACAACTGTCTGCTGGCTTTGCAAGAGGTGTACAGTTAGGTTTAAAAATGTCACCTCAAGTGAAACGTATAGGTTGCGCCAACTTGAAAATGTTGGTTGAAGGTGACAAAATGGTCATTAATGACTTTGATGTTATCTCTGAATTGACCACTTTTGTGCAAGACAAGAACAGTTTTTCTGCTGAAGAAGGTTCAAATGATGACTTGGTGATGTGTTTGGTGACATTTGCATGGGCAACAACACAGAAATACTTCAAAGAAATCGTCAGCCACGACATTCGTAAACAGTTCCAAGTGGAACATATGAATCAGATTGATGATGAAACTTTACCAGAACCAATTATTGAAGATGGTTTAAATCATGGACTTGAGTTGATGGACGGTGATTTGTGGGATTCTACACCAGGTGGAGACACATATGGTGGTTTTATCCGAGATATGATAAGAAATCTATAAAAATAACGATTCATAAATATTCAAATGGTATAAACTACCAAAAAACAAATAATTAAGGAGAAGAAACAAATGGCTCAAATCGCTCAATTATCTCCAGGCGTAATTACTACCGAAACCAACTTAACAACAGTTGTGCCTTCAGTTCTGACTACAGCCGGTGCATATGCAGGTGCTTTCAACTGGGGACCAGTGAACACACTTAACAGTGTTGGATCAGAAAAGGTTCTGGTTAACACTTTCAACGCCCCAGATATTAACACCGCAGCATCGTTCTTTACAGCGGCATCTTTCTTGGCATATGGTAACAACTTGCAAGTTGTGCGTGCAGCTAACACAGGCACACTAAACTCAACCGCTACAGGCACTGGATATCAAGTTCAAAACCCAGGAGTATTCCAGTACTCGTTGTTGGCCGGTCCAAACGGCAACAGTTATGGTGCATTTATGGGTCGTTACCCTGGTGCATTAGGCAATTCATTGACAGTTTCTGTTATTGATGCTGGTTCTAATACTGCACAATTTGCATCATGGAACGTTGCAATTTCTAACACAACAACATCAAATGCAAGCACAGTTTCATTGGCTGGTTATTTTAATGGTGTACCTTCTACATCATCAAGAACACTAGGCCTTGGTGGCGCAAATGACCAAATCCACATTGCAGTTGTTGATACTGGCGGTTTGTTCTCTGGTGTTAAAGGTACTGTTCTAGAAACATTCCCATACTTGTCTAAGGCTGTTGACAGTGTTGACCAATATGGTAACTCTAACTACTACAAGAACGCAATCTTCCAAAACTCAAAATTCATTTATGCAGTCGACCCAGTTAACTATGTTTCTACAAACGGAACATGGGGTAAAACAGCAGCAAATACAAGTTTTGTAACATTGTCTGGCACATACACACTACCATTGACTGGCGGTGCTGATGCAACAATTACCGATGGTGACGTTATCAATGCTATGTACCAATTTAGTGATTCTGCACAAACAGCAGTTTCATTGATTATGACCGGACCATACACTAACGTGGCCGTTCAATCTGCTGCGGTTACAATTGCTTCTACACGTAAAGATGCGGTTGCATTCTTGTCTCCACCATCTTCAGCATTCTCTTTTGGTGGCGGCACACCAGGTCAAGAAGTTTCTGGTATCACATCTTGGATTACCGCTTTGTCTTCTGTTTCTGGTGGCATACAAGGTTCTTACGCCTTTGCTGATTCCAACTGGAAATATATGTTTGACCGTTACAACAACACATACCGTTGGGTTCCAATGAATGGTGATGTTGCTGGTCTATGCGTATACACAGATAGCAACAATGCTCCATGGTGGTCTCCAGCAGGTTACAATCGTGGTGTTATCAAGAACGTTATTAAATTGGCGTTCAACCAAACACAAGCAATTCGTGACCAGTTGTATCCACTTGCAGTTAACCCAATTGCATCTTTCCCTGGCCAAGGTACTGTATTGTTTGGTGACAAAACATTGCAATCTCAACCATCTGCGTTTGACCGCATCAATGTTCGTAGATTGTTTATTGTTCTTGAACAAGCAATTGCACAAGCAGCTAAATTCTCATTGTTTGAATTTAACGATGCTTTCACACAAGCACAATTTATTGCTCTTATCACTCCATTCTTGACACAAGTTCAAGCACAACGTGGTATTACAGCATTCCAAGTTGTGTGTGATGCAACAAACAACACTCCATCTGTTGTTAATGCTAACCAATTCGTTGGTGACATTTACATTCAGCCTGCTCGTTCTATCAACTTTATTCAGTTGAACTTTGTTGCAGTTGGTACTGGTGTTACATTCTCTACAATTACCAATACCACAGCGTAATAAATAACAACAAATAGGAGAATAAAATGGCTTTTCAAATTAGCGAATTTACAAGTGCGTTACAAAATGACGGCGCACGTCCAAATTTGTTCCAAGTTGTTATGACAGGTTTACCAGGTGGGGCTGGCCAATCAGGCCAACCTTTTTCTTTCTTGTGTAAAGCTGCTCAACTACCTGGTTCAACAATCGGTACAGTTCCATTGTATTACTTTGGTCGTGAAACAAAGTTTGCTGGCAACAGAACATTTGCAGACTGGACAGTAACAGTTATCAACGATGAAAACTTCAGCGTTCGTAACTCAATCGAATCATGGATGAACTCAATCAATAGTAACCAAGGTAACTTGAGATTGGCTGCACCCGTTATCGGTGGTGGTTCTGGTGGTCAACCATATGCAATCAATGCAACAGTAAATCAATACAGCAAGTCAGCAACAGCTGGTGCTGCTGGTGTCATCAAGTCTTACGGATTTGTTGGTATGTTCCCCGTTGACTTGTCTCCAATTGACCTAGATTGGGGCACAAACGACAGTATTGAAGAATTTACCGTGACATTTGCATACCAATACTGGACAAGCAACACAACAAGTTAATTTTGTTGTATACATAAGAGAGGGCTTCGGTCCTCTCTTTTATGATTTATTTGAAACGGAATTAAAAAAATATGGCACAAAAGTTTAGTCTTTTTGGCTTTACTATTTCTCGCAAAGAGGAAGAAGAAAACCAATCCACCCAACAATCGTTCAGTCCACCACCGAGCGATGATGGTGCATTAACGATTACTTCTGCTGCCTATTATGGCACTTATGTTGACTTAGACGGTACTGCAAAAAACGAGGTAGAACTTATCTCTCGTTACCGTGAAATGGCAATGCAACCAGAAATTGAATCAGCAATTGACGATATTGTCAATGAAGCCATTTGCCAAGACGATGATGGCAAGAACATTCAACTTATTCTGGATGACCTAAACGTACCAGATAAGATTAAGAAAGCAATCAAAGCGGAATTCCACCAAATCTTGCGTATGTTGAACTATACCAACATGGCACAAGATATTTTCCGCAGATATTATATTGATGGTAAATTATATTACCACATCATTGTAGATAAAGAAAATCCAACTGCTGGTATTAAAGAACTGCGTTACGTTGATCCACGCAAAATGCGTAAGATTCGTGAAATCAAAAAACAAAAAGATGAACGCACCGGCGTAGAGGTAATGAATGTTGTTAATGAATATTACATCTACAATGATAAAGTTACCTCTGGTACTTCTACAAATTATGGGCCAGTTGGCACCAGAATTACTACTGACTCTGTTATTTCTGTGGTTAGTGGACTTATGGATAGTCGCCGTGCGGTTGTTCTATCTTACTTACACAAAGCAATCAAGCCGCTAAACCAGTTGCGTATGATTGAAGATGCGACAGTTATCTATCGTATCTCACGTGCACCAGAACGTAGAATTTTCTATATTGACGTTGGTAACTTACCAAAACTAAAAGCAGAACAATACCTACGTGACATTATGGTCAAGTATAAAAACAAACTTGTATATGATGCAAACACAGGTGAAGTCCGTGATGACCGTAAGTTCTTGTCCATGATGGAAGACTTCTGGTTACCACGTAGAGAAGGTGGCAAAGGTACTGAGATTACTACATTACCAGGTGGACAGAACCTAGGTGAGTTGGAAGACGTTAAATACTTTGAGAAGAAACTGTATAAGTCTTTGAACGTTCCAGTCTCCAGACTTGATCCTAACCAATCCGGGTTCTCTCTAGGCCGTGTTGGTGAAATTACTAGAGATGAATTAAAGTTTGCCAAGTTTGTTGCTCGTATGCGTAACAAATTCTCTGACTTGTTCCATCAAGCACTAAGAGTACAATTGATTCTTAAAGGTGTTTGTACCGATGATGAATGGAAACAATTCAAAGAACACATTCACTATAACTTCATTAAAGACAACAACTTCACTGAACTTAAAGAAGCAGAACTGATGACCCAAAGACTGCAATTGTTGGCTTCAGTTGACCCATATACTGGCCGTTATTTCTCACAAGCATGGATTCAACGTAATGTTTTGCGTTTGAATGATGATGAAATCAAGATTATGCAAGGTGAGATTGAAGAAGAAAAAGAAGCAGGTATTGGTTTGCCAGTTGCAGTTACAAATGATGTTGCACAACAACAGATGTTGTCACAAATCCAAATGGATGGTGCAGAACATCAAAATGATTTGGATATGAAATTGGATCAAAGTAAGGAAAAGAATCCATCTAAAGTGGATCAATAAATAAACACCATATTGGAGGAAACTATGTCAAGAGACCTAATCGATTACGCAGCACAAGATGATGCAGTTAATTTCAGAGCAGAATTGTATGCAGCAATTCACGACCGTGTTACAGCACACATTGAAGCCAAGAAGCAAGAAATTGCTCAAGGTTTGTTGAACCAAGAAGAAATGATGCCAGCAAAGAAAATGAAAAAAGAAGAAGAAAAATGGCACATGAAAAAAGAAGAAGACAAACCAAAACATGGTATGCATGAAGAAGATGAATTGGACGAAGGAATTATCGGTAACATTAAGGCGCTTGGTTATCGCACAGCGGCCAGTGGAGCACATGCGATGATGATGCACAATTTTAACAAGTCGACGGCCAGAGATGCCCACAACCACTATGTACATAGCCAAAACCGCAGAGCTGAATACGACGCCAAATCGGATAAATTTGCCAAAAATTACCACAGTTTAATGAAAAAATCACAAGATGCTTTATATGGAAAACAAGGTGTGCATGAAGAAGATGAATTGGACGAAGGAATTATCGGTAACATTAAGGCGCTTGGTTATCGCACAGCGGCCAAAGGAGTGGATGCATATAGTAACCACCTTTTTAATAAAAAAATGAAAACCAACAGTTTTGGCACAAAAATACACAGTAAAGCTCATATAGATGATATAGATGCACAACGAACTAAACTTCACGGTAAATATGATAGTTTAATGAAAAAAGCACAAAATGCTGAAGATGAAAAATGATGCGCCAATTCAAAGACTTTCCAGTAGAAGATACCATCGTTGAAGAAGACGATGGTATTTTGCTGCCTGAAGGATTTGTATATGATGAAGAACCTTTGTTAGAAGGTAAACCAGCAGGTGGCGGAGATATACCTGCTGTTTTAGTAATGCGTAGAACTGCTATTCGTATGTTTCCTAATGGTCAGAAGATTGCTTTGTACAAGGTGGACAAGATTAATAAATATGTAACAGTACCCTACACAGATGACAATTGGGTAATGACTGCTGAACCAAACAAATAAGGCAAACCAATGACTACACCCAAATTTACATATCAAGTATTAAGAGACACACAAACAGATTCGGTCATTAAACTTACTGGAGTTTTTTATGACGGAACAGCAGAAGCAAATGGTTCACGCATTCAAGCAAACAGTTTGGCTTATGCATTGGATGCAAATGGTGCACAACTACATTCAGCACAAAGTCTTAGCAACACAGCACTTTCTTATTACGATTTACAACTTACCGGTGTTAAATACTTTGTTAACTTCCCCACAACAACTATTGGTGGCGTAGAGTTATATTGGAATGGTGCAGGTACAAATACACAATTACAGTATGCAAATTCATCAACCATTTTACATTTGAATGGCCAAGGCGAGTTTGGTTTAGGTGAACAGTTGCCATCTATTTTAAATAATTCTGGTGTTACTGGCACTGCAAACACGGTTGGCAACGGAGATATTGGTGTAATGACTTCAGGTGGGGTCGCAAATGCCGCATACACTTTGATTATTACTTTGCGTAAAAACAACCAAATGTATGCTCGTGGTCAATTCCAAGATCCAGCAGCATTCAACTACAGACCTTACAACATTACACCGTAAGACTAGGACTAAACATGGCAAATATTTACACATATCAGGTCTTGAGAGACACCACAGAAAAGGCAGTTATCAAACTTACTGCCAATTTTGATGGTTCTGGCCAAGAAGCAAACAGTTATCGTATCACAGCAAACAGTCTTTATGGTGCACTAGATGCCAACGGTGCTGTATTGGGTACCGCACAAAGTGTAAGTAACACACCTTTGTCATTCTATAATTTATCAATTTCCAGAATTGGTTACAATATTGCGTCACAACAAAAAGGTTATCTTGAGTTGTCATGGACTTCAGCAAATACTGCACAAAGTGTTCCAATCATCAATATGGACTTGTGTGGCGAATACGGTGAAGACCAAGGTGTTGTATCTGTTAAGAACAATGCGCCAAATCCAACAGGAGATATTGGTGTTTTCACATATGGTTTGGTTGCAAATTGTGCATATACATTGATTATTGAATTGCGTAAAGACAATGCAATGTATCAACGTGGCCAATTCAATGATCCATCAGCCTTCAACTACAGACCATACGGAGTAACTCCATGAAATTAATCAAAGAAATTAATGAAACAGTCAACTATCTGACAGAAGGTGCAGATGGTAAAAAAGAACTGTACATAGAGGGTCCATTTCTTGTTGCTGAAAAGAAAAACAAGAACGGTCGTCTATACGAATACAATACGATGAAAAAAGAAGTTCATCGTTATACAGAAGAATACATCAACAAGCATCGTGCTTTTGGTGAACTAGGTCATCCAGATTCTCCTACTATCAATCTTGACCGTGTATCACACATGATTGTTGGTCTACGTGAAGATGGTACACAATGGATTGGCAAAGCAAAAATTCTAGAAACACCAATGGGACAAATCGCACGTCAATTGATTGAAGGCGGCGCTCAATTGGGTGTTTCTTCAAGAGGTATGGGATCATTGAAAAATGTTAACGGCGTTAATGTTGTTCAACCCGACTTTTATCTAGCCACAGCGGCGGATATTGTAGCAGACCCTTCTGCGCCTGGAGCATTTGTTCAAGGCATTATGGAAGGAAAAGAATGGATGTTGGTAAATGGTGTTTGGACTGAAGTAGAACACGCACAAGCAATCAGAGAAATCAAATCTGCTTCTAGTGCGGACATTGAAGCAGTAAGTCTTCGCATATTTGAAAACTTCATGAAAAAACTATAACCTATAAATATTCAATACAAAATCAAGGAGATTTTAAATGTCAAAAAGATTCAATCTGTCAGAAGCCGCTAAAGCAATTTTGGGTGAAGGTTCTAAAGAAACCTTTGACGCTAACATTGCTGCAAAGCGTGGTCAACGTGGTCAAGATGCCCACAAAAAAGGTGAAGTCGGTGACGATAGACTTCCAGCTGCAACTGCATATGGTCAACATGATGCTGGTGTTGTAGGTCATTCACCAGAAGTTAACGATGAAGAATTGCCTGATTACCTAAAAGGTACTCCAAGTGCAACTCCTCCTGGTGCAACTCCACCAGTTGGTTCAGAAAAAGATGGTGTTGGTTATTCTAAACCAAAAAATCAACCACAAGAAACAATGGGCCGTAAAGATGTTATGCATCCAACTACAGCTGGTTCTGCTAACCACATTGACCAAATTCGTGACCGTATCGCAGGCAAATTGCCAGCAAACACATTTGGTACAAACAAAGGTGCTACATTCCAACACTATGATGGTTCACAAACAGCTGGTTCACAAGCACAACACGTTAACATGGAAGGCATTGACATGTCTGATGACGTTCGTGCATTGTTGGCTGGTGAAAACCTATCAGAAGAATTTGCTGCTAAAGCAACTACCATTTTTGAAGCCGCTGTTGCAGCACGTGTTCAATCTATTGCTGAACAAGTTGAACAACAATTGGTTGAACAATTTGACTTTGCTATCGAACAAGTTAAAGAAGATTTGGCATCTAAAGTTGATGACTATCTAAACTACATGGCAGAAGAATGGATGAAAGAAAACGAATTGGCAGTAGAATCTGGTCTACGTGCTGAAATCGCAGAAGACTTTATTGGTGCTCTACGTAACGTATTCGTTGAACACTACATCGATATTCCTGAAGACAAAGTTGATGTTGTTTCTGAAATGGCAGAAAAAGTTTCTGAATTAGAAGACCAACTAAACGAACAAATCAACCGTGGTGTTGAATTGTCTAAAGAATTAAACGAACACAAAAAATTTGAGGCAATCTACGCAGTGTGTGAAGGCCTATCGCAAACCCAAGTAGAAAAATTGAAATCACTCGCAGAGGGTGTGGAATTTACTACTGAAGAAGAATTTGCGGCAAAGTTGTCAACTCTAGTGGAATCATATTTCACAAAGACTGACGTAAAAATTGCAGACAATTCTGCTTTAGATGATGAAGTCCACATCGAGGAAGAAAAACAAACTACCAAGTCTGTTGATCCTTTGATGGAACAAGTCGTTGGCATTCTTAATAAAAGAGTGTAAATTATAAATAAAAAATCAGTTTCACAAAAATAGGAGACATTCACATGTTCATGACAGAAGAACTACAAAAGAAATGGCAACCAGTTTTGGAACATCCAGAACTAGCATCCATTACCGATCCATACAAAAGAAGCGTAACTGCTTTGGTATTGGAAAACCAATCTCAAGCAATGCGTCAAGACCGTATGGCCTTGAACGAAACTTCAGATACTGGTCCAACTAACGTTACCGGTTCTGGTATCAGCAACTTCGACCCAATCTTGATTAGCTTGGTTCGCCGTTCGTTGCCTAACCTAATTGCTTATGATATCGCTGGTGTTCAACCAATGACTGGTCCTACAGGCCTTATCTTCGCAATGCGTGCTCGTTACAACAACCAAACTGGTTCTGAAGCATTCTATAACGAAGCTAACACAGTATTCTCTGGTAACACTTCTTATAGCAACTACAATTCCGGTTATACATACGGTTTCAAGGGTGACGTTGCAGGTGTAAGCGATACATTGGCTAACACACAAACAGCAGTTGCTGGTGCAAACACAATCACAACCGGTACTGCTATGCCTACAAGCGTTGCAGAATTCTTGGGTGCTGATAGTTCTGCCGTGTTCCAACAAATGGCATTCTCTATTGAGAAAGTTACTGTTACTGCTGCTTCACGTGCTTTGAAAGCTGAGTATTCTCTAGAATTGGCACAAGACTTGAAAGCAATTCACGGTCTTGACGCTGAAACAGAATTGTCTAACATTCTGTCTACAGAAATTCTTGCTGAAATCAACCGAGAAGTTATCCGTACAGTTTATACAACCGCTAAGATTGGTGCTCAATACGGTACTACTACCGCTGGTTACTTCGACTTGGATACTGACTCTAACGGTCGTTGGTCTGTTGAACGTTTCAAAGGTTTGATTTTCCAAATCGAACGTGATGCTAACGTTATTGCAAAACAAACTCGTAGAGGCAAAGGTAACGTTCTGATTGTTTCTTCAGACGTTGCTTCTGCTATGGCTATGGCTGGCGTGTTGTCTTACACACCATCTCTACAAGCTGACCTACAAGTTGACGATACTGGTAACACCTTTGCAGGTATGTTGCACGGTCGTATCAAAGTGTACATCGATCCATATTATGGTGGTTACACATCTAACCAAGAATTGGTTACAGTTGGTTATAAAGGTTCTTCACCTTATGACGCTGGTTTGTTCTACTGCCCATACGTTCCTCTACAAATGGTTCGTGCGGTTGACCAGTTCACCTTCCAACCAAAAATTGGTTTCAAAACCCGTTACGGTATGGTTGCAAACCCATTTGCAGAAGGTCTAACAGCAGGCAACGGTCGTCTAGATGCACAATCTAACGTTTACTACCGTTTGTTTGCCGTGAAAAACTTGATGTAATCAAGAAACCACCGCAGAGTGGTACTTAAAAGGGAGCTTCGGCTCCCTTTTTTTTATGCCTGTAATATTTTCGAAATAATGTTCCTACCT